TAGGTTTTAATGATGAACAGTTAAACAATATATTATTTGAGGAAAAACAAGGTTTAACTGATGAAGATGAAGTGCCTGAAACACCTGAAGAACCTATATCTAAACTAGGAGATATTTGGAAACTTGGTAATCATAGAGTTATGTGTGGAGACAGTACAAAACAAGAAAGTTATGAAAAGTTATGTGGAGAAACAAAAGTTGATTTATATTTAACTGATCCACCTTATAATGTTGCTTATGAAGGTAAAACTAAAGATAAACTTACTATTCAAAACGATAAACAAACTGATGATGAATTTATAGAATTTTTATCTCAAGCATTTAGATCGGCTGATACTGTATTAAAAATGGGAGGATCGTTTTATATTTGGCACAGTGATAGTGAGGGTTTAAATTTTAGACTAGCTTGTATAGAAGCTAAATGGAAGTTAAGACAAACCCTTATATGGTCTAAAAATAGTATGGTCATGGGAAGACAAGATTATCAATGGCAACACGAACCTTGTTTGTATGGTTGGAAAGAGGGAAGTTCTCATAGTTGGTATTCAGATAGAAAACAAACAACTATTATAAAACACGATAGACCAACTCAATCAAAATTGCATCCTACAATGAAACCTGTTAGTTTAATGGAATATTTAGTTA